GCGGAAGTGGCCCCAGGCGCGGGCTGCGCCTCGGGCTTGCTCGGGGTGCGGGCGTGGCGGGCTGCGATGGCGGCCGGCACGTCACGGAAGCGGGAAAGGTCCAGGCCCTGCGCCTGGGCGGCGCTGGCGGCCACGGGCAGGGCCTGCACCACCACGTCCACAAAGCCCATGGCCTGGGCTTCGGCGGCGGTGTACCAATGGTCTTTGCCATCGGTCAGCAGGGCCAGCATCTCGTCTTTGTCTTTGCCGCTCTTGGCGGCGTAGCTGGTGGCCATGGCCTCGGCCCAGGTGTCCAGCACGTCGGCCTGCTCGCGCATGTCTGCGCTGTTGCCGGCCATCATGGTCCAGGGGGCGTGCACCATCATGGTGGCGTTGTCGGCCATCTCCACCGTGTCACCGGCCAGGGCGATGAGGCTGGCGATGGACAGGGCCATGCCGTCGATGACGGTGGTGGTCTTGGCCTTGTGGCGCTTGATGGCGTTGTGGATGGCGATGCCATCGGGCACGCTGCCGCCGATGCTGTTGATGCGGATGGTGATCTGGTCAGCGCTCAGGGCCTGCAGGTCACGCACGAAGTTGGCGGCGCTGACGCTTTCGCTGTACCAGCTTTCTCCAATGTCGCCGTAGATGAAGATTTCAGCGGCGCTGGGCGTGCCCTGCGCGGCGGCGGCCGGGGCCGGGCGCTCACGGATGCTGTACCAAGGTGCGGGGGTGGCGGGGGATTGCGATGCGGCACTGCTCATGGAAAAGCAGTTTGCGCATTGCGTTGTCTCACTTCTACCCGAGAAATGAGACTTTCTGAGGGGTGGCAGGCGCTGGGCGCGGCGGGGTCAGTCGCTCACGGGTTGAGCCTGCGGGATGTTCCCGAAACAGGGTTCGGGAACATGGTGCGCGGTGGCACAGGCGGTGCGGCCCTCAGTGCTTGCCGCTGAAGATCAGCCAGTCGCCCTCACGCTTGCGGCGGCGGCGGCGGGCGGGTTCCTGGATGACCTCAGGCGCCCGCAGGTCTGGGAAGCGGCCGATGCGTGGGCGGGCGCGGTCTGCGCGGGAGCCGCCGGCGGCGGAGGCGGCGGGGATGGTGGGCTGCGGCGTGGCCGCCGTCATCACGCCCGTGGCGCTGAAGGTGATGAGCGCATTGCCCGCCATCCAGCCCGGGGTGACGCCGGCATCGGCGCCGAAGTAGTCGCCGAAGTAGTCCCCGAAATACTGGCCGCTGTACGGGCCGGGCGTGCTCACGCGGGATCGACCGCCGTGACCGTGCGGGCGCCTGAGCTGTAGGTGGCCTCGACCCGGTCAGTGGTGCCGTCCTGGCTTTTGAAGACCATGGTGCCGCTTTCCAGGCCGGTGGCGTCACCGGCGTTGACGGCCAGCAGCAGGCGCATGACGTCGCGCAGGGTGAGCGAGCCCTCGACGGTGCCCAGCAGCGGGTCAGCCGCTGCGCCTGCGCTGTTGAGCAGCGCGCCCATGCTGCCGCTGGCGGTGTAGGCGTTGGCCACGGCGCTCCACACGGCGTCGGCCAGGCTTTGCGGACTGAGTTCGGTGAAGGGCGTGATGTCGCCGCTGAGGTTGCCGATGGCGCGTGGCGTGGCGCTCAGGCTCCAGGTGATGGGGGCGTTGCCCTGGGCGTCGACGATGGCCCCCAGCGTCGCGTTCGGCACCGTGAAGTTGATGTCTGCATTGCCCTGCGCCGCCAGCGCGCCGGCCAGGCTGGCGGCTGCAGTGAAGGTGATGCTGGTCGAGCCCGAGGCCGACACCACCAGTTGCAAGTCGGCCGCCGGCACCGTGAAGGTGATGCTGGTCGAACCCGTGGCGGGCAGGCCCAGCGTGCCCGATGCTGCCGCGCTGAAGATGATCTGCGTGCTGCGCGAGGAGATGCGCCCGGCCTGCAGCGCCATCAGCCAAGAGGCCGGGTGCGTCGTGCCGTCCGGCTGCCCGGCCAGTTCTCCAAACGCAGCGGTCGCGTTGCGCCTGACGCCCCACAGCGGCTGCATCGACGTCTGCAGCGTCACGCCAGACACGGTGCCCACCGTGCGCCCCGGCACCGCCGAATAGGCGCTGGTGACGGAGACGGGCGACTGTCCGATGAAACGCAGGGCCATCAGCCGCCCCAGGCGTAGCGGTTCACACCGAAGAAGTTCGTGTTCGCCGGGGTGGCCGCGCCAGCGTAGGCGATCCATGACAGGCAGGCGTTCTTGGTGGCAGCAGCTTCTTGGATCAGTGGCAGGCTCGGGAACTGGTTCAGCATGTCGCGCTCACTGAGCAGAAATTGCGTCGTGAGCTGGATCTCCATGATCGGCTTGGCCAGCACCAGGTTGGTGAAGGTCGAGGCCGTGCCATTGGCCGCGCTTTGCTGCCAGGTCTGCACCGAGCGGATGCCGGTGTCGCCAGCTTGCAGCGGCAGGAACGGGCCGATGTTGTTGGCCGCAGTGCCTGAGTGGTAGATGTGGCTGTTCACGGCTGACACCGTGGACGCCACCGTCTGCGGCAGCGCGCGTGAGCCCGTGTTGCCCTGGTTGGTGTAGGTCATCAGGCAGTTGTGCGCGGTCGCTCCGGTGGTTGCGGGTGCCACCACGCTGTAGGCCATGACGCCCGTGCCGTCCGTGTAGCGCGGCAGGGTGAGCGAGTTCCCCAAGGTGATGGCCGACGCTGTGTTGCCGTCAATGCGGGCGTAGCAGCCCAGCAGGTCCACCAGCAGCAGCGTGATGGGCACCGTGGTCGCGCCTGCGGTCTGCGCGCTCATGGTCAGCAGGTGCTTGGTAGCCGTGCCGCTGATCAAGTCCCCGGGCCAGATGCAGCCCTGCATGTTGGCGTCGTAGGGCATGAACCTGGGCGACTGCCCGTTGGTGCCGCCCGCGATCACGATCAGGTTGTCCACCGTCATCGTCTGGCCGCTGGCTGCGGTGATGGCGATAGTCTGCGTGGGCGAGGCGCCCGTGGTCACGGCCAGGGTCGAGGTGGTGGCCGTGGTGATTGAGGTCGAAGCCGTGCCGCCGATGTCGATGGTGATGCCGCCCGTGCCCGAGGCCGCGCCGGTGGTCACGATCACGGTGTAGGTGGTGTTGGCCTCGATGGTGGCTGCAGGCGTTTGCGACAGCGAGCCTGCCGTGCCTGCAGTGTGAACCATCGAGCCCGGCACGTTCCAGGCCCAGCCGCCCGAACCGACACCCGACCACTCTGCGGCCGAATCAAAGCCCCAGTTCTTGACGTGGTTGCCGTGGTAGCCCTGGCCGCGATCCCCCGCGCCCAGGAACAGGTCGTACCACCGGCCGGCGGTCATCACCGTGGGCGTGATCTTGTTCCAGGGCTGGGTCCAGATTTTCCCGTTGGTGGTGACCTGGTTGATCAAGTCGTCGTAGCTGGCGAATCCCATGGTGTCAATCCCTTGCGAATACGATGTGGCCGCGTGTGATGCCGCTGGCCGTGCCGTTGCTGATCGGGCACACGATGTGGTTGAGGTAGGCCCCGCTGGGCACCAGCGGCGGCACGCGGTTGCGCGGAAACTCCAACTCGTAAGGGGTCACGGTGTCGTAGGCCACCGCCTCCAGCACCGGGCGAACCAGCACGAACGCGCAGAAGCCGCCCGAGCTGTTGAGCACCTGCACATTGGTCAGTTGGCGCACGTCCAGCGTGCCCACCCCCAGCGGCACGAACGGCGCCGCAAAGCCCGACGTGGCACCCGTGGCGCTGCTGAAGGCGTTGATGTGCCCCGCACCCGGCGTGGCGTTGATCCAGAACGACACGGTTGTGCTGACGCCGTTGCTGCCCACATAGTCGAGCACCACTTGCGTGGGCGACGGCGCCGTCTGCGGGATGGTGGTCACCACCATCAGCCGCGTGCCCGAGGTGTAGCGGCTGGAGAAGTTGGTGTTGTCGAACGCCTGCGGGTCGGTGGAGTCCATGTCCACCAACGGGTAAAACCCACAGTAGTCCAGCAGCAGTGCGCTGGCCGGCCAGATGCCGCTACCCGTGCCGCCGCCGCCTAAGTTGTAGCGGGTGATGTAGCTGTCGCCCCCCAGCCCCGCGTTGATGCCGTTGTTGCTGGCCCCGACCAAGGGCGTGTAGGCCAGCGCGTCCCCGACGTAGGGGTTGAACTTCGGCGTGCCCGCGGCCATCGACAGGTCAAGCCAAAAGCCCGACGCGGTGGTCACCGGGCTCGCGGTCTTGTGCCAATGCTGGCGCCAGACTTTGTTGCTGTCCCAGGAGTTGGCCAGGCTGCTACTGGTGGGCATTGATCGCCTTCGCCGCCTCGGGAGTTGCCACCACTTGCGCGGCCAAGTGCTCGCAGGTGCGGAAGAACCGCCCGTTGTAAGCAATCACGGGCTCGTTGCACTCCGAGCACCGGAACAGCGGCGCCTGCATCTGCGCGTCCGCTGCAGCTTGGGCCGCTGGGATCATCAGTCCACCGTCGCCGTCAGCGCGCCGGCGGCGAACTGCGGCTGGATGCCGTTGGAGATCGACAGGCTGGAGTTCAGCGCGCCCTTGAGCAGCAGGTTGCCGGCGCCTGTGCTGTCCGTGCCGATGCCGAAGTGCGTGGCCGTGGCCGTGCCGCCCGTGGCCTGGGGGAACTGCACCAGGGCAGTGTTGCTGATGGTGGAGACGCTGCGCGTCCAGCCGCCTGCGGTGCGGTTCACCGCCACGCGGGCGTAAGAGGTGTAGGCCACCTCGCTGGTGGTCTGGCTGCCCGCCTCGCCGGGGTCGGCGGTGTGCAGGCTGATGTAGAACGAGCCTGCTGCCGCAGAGTTCTGCAGGCCGGCGGCGTCACCGATGTTGGCCCAGTCGATGTTGAGGAACAGCAGGTCAAGGAGGGCGGCTTCGGCGGCGTTGGTCATGGACATGGGGTGGGCTCCTATGCGTTCGTGTAGGTGGTGACGGTGCGCACGATCTCGTCGTTCTCGTCACGCTCCACCACCTGCACGGCCTGCGTGGGGTGGGTGTTGTGGACGGTGACGGGCGCGGGCTCGACCTGGTTGATGACGGTGACCGCCGGGGCCTCGGCGCGGGCCTCGGGCATGACGGCCTCGATGTGGACTTGCGTTTCAGGCAAGCTGACTTCGTTGCGCACTTCCACGGTGGCCGCGCTGGGGGCGATATGGTTGTGCACTTCGTGGCGCTGCTCGGGCACGTGGACGTGGATGGCCGGGGCGGTGGCGGGGGCGGGCTCGGCGCGGGTCTGCAGCCTGGCCATCAGGTCTGTGCGCATGCGCTCGATGTCGCGGGCGGTGGTTTCGGCGGCGGCTTGCGTTGCGGTGCGGGCGGCCGCCTGGGCGGCGTTTTCGGCCACGTTGCGGGTGGCCTGCTGGCTGGCCTGCTGGTCTGCCGCGCTGGCGTTGGCGCCGGCTTCGGCGTGGCGGGCGTCGCTGGTGAACACCAGGTCTTTGGCCTGGGTTTCGCTGCGGAAGGAGGTAATCTGCTCCAGCACGTCGCGCGGGTTGACGCCACGCTTGCGCATGACTTCCACTTCGCTGGCAAAGCCGGCGCGCACCAGGGCGAGATAGGCGGCGGCTTCCTTGGCGGGGTCAATCCACGGCATGCTCTGGGCGATGAAAAGGGCGTCGTCTTCGGTGCCGGCCACCACGTCGCGCGGGCGGGGCACGGCGCCGCTGAGAGTGCTGGCGTTGACGAAGCTGGCCCACACGGGCTGGACGAACTGGCCCACGAAGTCGTCTGTGAGGGTGGCGTAGTTCACCCACTGTTCGACCAGCTCCTGGCGCTGGGCGCTGTAGGTGCCGCCGTAGTCACGCGCAATGCTGCTGTAGCTGGCGCCCACGCCCGCGGCCACGGCGCGGAGCTGGCCCTGGCGGAAGGTGACGACGTTGGGGTTGGGGCGGTTGCTGTCGATGAGGCCGATTTCCTCGCCCACGGTGAGGCTGTCAATGACCATGCCGGGCGCCATGCTGATGCTGCGCGCAATGGGGTTGCCGTCTTCGTCCACCTGGGGGCCCTGGTAGCCGTCTGGGCTGGTTTTCTTGACGTAGGCAGTGAGGGCGGCGGCGATCTTGGCGGCGATGCGCTCGCTTTCCTCGTAGTCTTTGATGTCTTCCAGCCGGGTGATGATGCTGGCGAATTCGCTGATGCCGCGCATCTGGCCGATGCGGTCCAGCAGGGCGATGTGGCGCACGCGCTCGGCGGGCACGCGCTTCAAGTCTTGGGTGCTGAAGCTCAGGCCCGGGCCGATGCCTTCGGCCGGGTGGTGCTTGTGCACGAAGTAGGCCACGGGCTGGCCCCAGGCGTTGCGCTCGATGCCTTGCTCGACCCGGGGCAAGACCTCGTAGTCATAGGGCACCAGGTCGGCCTCGAACATTTCCAGCGCGTAGGGCACGCGGGTGGGGAAGGCGTAGCTGCCGCCCAGCACTTCCTGCGCGAAGGATTCGCCGTCGCGCAGCCAGGTGGCGCACATGAGGCGCTGCACCTTGGCCCAGGTGTGGCGGCGGGTGACTTCGGGGCGGATGGCCCAATCTCGGTACGCGGCGCGCAGGGCGGCGGCGTATTCTTGGTGGATGCTGCCGTCGGCGCGGCGGGGCTGGGGCTCGATGCCGATGCCGTTGGCGCCGACGATGTTGTTCGTCATCGTGCGCAGGATGCCGCGCGACACGTCATGGTTGCGCTGGAGCTGGCGGGCCTGGGCGCGTAGGGCGCGGGCGCTCATCTCCACCAATTGATTCGGGCTGCGCTGGTCTTGGTAGAACTTGCGGTTGCGGCTGGGGGTGGCGGCCTCATAGGGCGGCGCGGTGAGGGCCAGGGCACGGCGCGCGCCCGCGCGCTTCAAGCCGGCTTCGGGGCTGATGTAGCCCACGAGGCGGTCAATGAGGTTGGGCTTGGAGGCTTCGCGCATGGTGTGGCGGGTTCAGCGGGTTCAGCGGCTTCAGCGAGTAGGGGCCGAGAAGTCGGCCACGCTGTAGCCCAGGCCGCCGAAGCTGGGCGCGGCGGCGGCGCTGGCCTGCAGGGTGGTGACGCGGCGCTCCCATTCCTGGCGGCCCTGCCGCACCATCTGCAGGTCTTCATGGCGCAGAAAGCGGTCCACCCCGCTGCCGCCCAGGCGCACCTCTTTGCCTTGCAGGATGGCCTGCTCAGCCGCCAGGTAGGCGGAGACCATGCTCTGGGCTTCGGCAAGGGTGGTCATGGGCGTGGGGTGGGCTGGTGGCTGCGGTGCGCCGGCGGGCGATGGCGCGAGGCTACCGAACGGCTTGTCTCATTTCTACCCATGAAGTGAGACTTTGCGGGGGGTGGGGGTGGTTCAGAACAGGCTGGGCTGCCGGGCAATGGCGGCAATGCGGGCGGCGGCGATGGCCAGGTACTGCTCTTCACGCTCGATGCCGATGAAGCGGAAGCTGTCCAGCAGGGCGGCGCGGCCGGTGCTGCCGCTGCCCATGAAGGGGTCCAGCACCACACCACCAGGCGGGGTGACTAGGCGGCAGAGGTAGCGCATGAGGTCAGTCGGCTTGACGGTGGGGTGGGTGTTGGAGCGGGGCTCAGTCGGCGGCAAGCCCTTGTTGATGCGGGCCTTGCATGAGTCATTGGCGTAGTTGTTCGGGTTGGTCGGATCTCGGCCCGCTGCGTCCATGTTGCCGACGCTGGCCAAGGTCTTTGGAAAGCCATCGAGGCCATCCTCCCGGTCGGCGTTGTCGGCCTTGGGCACGCAGAAGAAGCGAGCGGCGCTGCCGCTGTCGGCGTGGAAGGTGCTGCCGGCCTCGTCCCGGTCGCCCGCAAAGGCGCTGTAGGCGGTGCGGAACTTGTCGGCGTTGCGCTGGTGAACAGGCGCAGCGGCCCCGGCTTCGCTGGGAAACATGGCGACGACTTCGGCGCTGCCGTCGTGGATGAGGTTGGCGGGCCAGCGGCCCGCGTCGGACGTCTCTCCCGTCCTCGCGCTGCCGTGCAGGCCGTTTGCGTAGCAATTCCCAGCGGCCCCACCCTTTTGCGTGAATACAGGGGTCACCCCCGGCACCCTACACCCGTCAATGTTCAGCGCCCCCGTGCCGTGCGCCAGCACGTTCTCGGCCACGGTGCCGGGCAGCGGCTTGCGGGCCAGCGTGATCGGCTCCAGCGCAGGCTTGAGGGCGGTGCCCCAGCCTTGCCATTGGCGCGCGGCGTCGGTGATTGGCTCCGCGCTGGTGAGTTCACCTGTCCATATGTGTGAACCTGTCGAATCACGCGCCGCAGTACCCGCCAGACTACCGCTTGGCGAACGATGGCCCACCACACTCCTTTCTTCGCCTGCGGCCTTGTCAATCGCCTTGCTCACGTCCAGCGACTTGGGAAAGCCTGAGCCGTAGACCCAGGCGATCATGTCGCGGATCTCAAAGCCGGCGTCCTCGATGCGCACGGCCATGCGGTGCTGGGTGCGGGTGCCGGCGAAGGCCAGCAGATGCCCACCAGGCTTGAGCACGCGCAGGCACTCGGCCCACACCTCGACGGCCGGCACGTCATAGTCCCAGCGCTTGCCCATGAAGCTCAGGCCGTAGGGCGGATCGGTGACGATGGCGTCCACGCTGTTGTCTGCCATGGTGCGCATGACGGCCAGGCACTCGCCAAGGTGCAGGGTGGCGGGGCCGATGTGCTGGACGGCGCTGGTTGCGGCGGGCGCTTCCGCCAGTGCCTCAGCGCTGCTCATTCAGCACCCGGTACAGCGTGGCTTTGCTGATGCCGAAGCGGGCCAGGACTTCGGCGGCGTTGTTGCCGCGCCAGGCTTCGCGGATGCGGCGGTTGCGCTCGGCAATGTCTTCGGCGGGGACGTAGATTTCCCGGCCGCCCCAGCGGGTGCGCAAGCCGCGGCAGATGGCCTCGCTCATGACTTCGGCCATGGGTTCGTGCAGACCGATTTCGGCGCGCAGCACGTCGCGGATGTCCAGGCGCAGCAGGGCGGCGCTGTCTTTGGCGGGCTCAGGCTCTTCCAGCAGCAGGGCGGGCTGGTGCGCAGCTTCGCGGGGGAGCTGGTCTGTGAGGGGCGACAGGGGGGTGGCGGTGGCGGTGTTCACAGGCGGGAACTCCATTCGGGCTTGGCAAAGGGGCTGACGAAGGGGGCGGCAGGCGCGGCCGGGGGCGGGGTGGGCTTGCGGCGGCGTAGCGGCGGCGGCTGCTGGGCAAGGATGGCGGCCAGGTCTGCCGGGGTGGCGGGGGTGGCGGCGGCGGCTGGTGTTGCTGCTGCGGTGGCGGCGGCGGTGGTGGCGGCGTCGCGGATTTCGAGCTGGCCGGGGGCCAGGGGCAGCAGGGGTGGCGGGGTCAGCGCGGTCGGTGGCTCAGGCGGTGAGCCTGCGGGCGGCGGGGCGTACAGGGCCTGGGACAGAACCTCAGTGGGCGATGGCGCGTCGAAAAGGTCAGGCAGCAGGTCATTGGCCAGGCGCGTCCACTGCGCTTCGCTGAGCTTGTAGTGGTCGAGCATGGCGCTGGCGTGCAGGGCGTAGACGCTGCAATCGAGCGGCTCGTTGCGCTGCGCGGTCTTGACCCAGCGGTATCTCTCGCCAGTGCTGGTGCGCACGGTGCGGCGCACTTCGGCGGTGAAGCCCTTGAACCACTCCAGCGGCAGGTGCTTGCTGAAGTGCACGTACCCCGGGCCGGGTTGTTTGACGCCCAGGCGCTGGAACAGCGTGTCTTTGGCGGTGTCAGTGCCTACCATCCACAGCTTGACGCCGTTCTTGACGATGCGGCCACGCTCGTTCACGTCTTGCAGGCTGGCGCGGCCTTTGATGGGCTTGGAATCCTGGCTGTCGCCCTTGATGGCGAAGTAGCGCTTGCCCTGGTGGCGGCGGCAGAAGCTGTAGGTCTGGTGGGTGAAGTGGCCGCCGGTGTCGATGCTTGCAGCGGCGATCTGCATGGGGGCGCCGTGCCAGTGGGTGAGCGGGGCTTGCAGGTAGGGGTGCAGGCGTTGTTCCCAATCGCGGTCTTCGGCGGGGTTGCCGTCGATGACCTGGTGGTCCACGGCCCACATCTCTTCGCCCCGACCGATGGCCCACACCGTCACTTCCCAGCGGCGCTCTTGCACGTCAACCCCGGCCACGAGCTGCAGGCCGCCCACGGGCACGCGGCGCAGGGGGTAGTCTTCGGCGCGCTTCTGCAGTTCGTGCGCTTCGGCTTTCTCGACCTCTTCTTCCCAGGTTTCGCCCAGGGTTTCGTTGATGAAGCCTTCGAGCGGGGCTTTGTCGCCGGCCAGCTTGGCGGCGATGCACTGCAGGAACTGGCGGACGATGGCGGCCCAGGTGGCTTGCGGGCTGTAGGCCGTCCAGACGTGGAAGGCCACGTGCCGGGGCGGGCGGGTGAGGGGCGTGCCGCGGCCATCGGTCCAGCGGTAGGGGCGGCCGTGCAGGCGGTAGTTGCCGCATTCGCTGACCCACACGCCTTCGTGCCACAGGCGCAGGTAGTCGGCCTGGACGATGCTGCCATGGCA